TTAGAAAACTAAATGGCTTTGTCCATTGAACTGAGGATGGGGCGGGGCCGGGTTAACTCGTTGCGGTGTGGAAATAGATCGAACAAAGGTTTCATGTGTAATGAATGTATGACCACATTCAATATTCTGACACTGGTTATAGCGTTCTTTTGTGTTCGACGATACCTGATAGCTACTCCGTGTATGCGCTGCATTACCACAGAGAGGGCAATTCATCATTTTCAGGTTTCTCCATCTCGAAAAGTTTGAATATGATAACTTGTAACTTGCATTTTCAAAATGATTTAATTCATGTCCGTATCTGAAATTTTCACTTCCAGTTCCAGCGAAGTCGTAAAACCGTTATCGTTGATTGAGTTGGTTACATTAGTGATAACCCATTCCGCTTCATCAATCTGCTGTTTGAATCCGCTTACCTTGACCGGCAGTTCCGGGAATAAATCCTCACGCCCCATTGCCAGGCCGATAGAAAACGACGCCACACCCCGCTGAAGCCGTTCCCATGTCGCCTTTGCGGCGCGCTCCGCGTTGCGCCTGCTGGCATAGGTGCGACTCAGAACCAGAACGTTTTCATCCGTACCGATGAGGTAATCCCCCTGTTTGGCTTCCGGGTTTTTGGTACTGGACGTGCTGGCCTTCCGGCGTCTGCGCTTCACCTTTGCCGGGTCTTTCTTTAACGGCTCGCGGTTGTCTAGCCATGGGGCAATAACACCGCTGTAGGCTTCACGGTCCACCAGGCTGAAGCGGTGCTGATCGCCGGACTGGCGGGTAATTGTGGCTACCGGCAGCGCCTTACCACTGGCGGTTTTCCCCTGGCCCTGCCGGATGAACAACAGCCTGCCAGATTTAACGGATGCAATCGCGCCATACTGTCTGGCCAACCGCATCAGAAATGACCCGTCTGATTCATTGGTCTGGTCGATGTGGTCCACATCCTGCGCCGCCATGTCCGCACCGATGGCCGTTTCCAGCTTATGCCGGGCGGCAATTTCTTCACACACTTTCCCAACAGTGGTTTTATGCCAGGACTTCTCCCGGCGCGTGTTCAGCGTGGCGCGAAAATCCGCGCTACGCGCCCTCACGGTTATGCGGTCCGGCGTTCCGTAATGCTCAATTTCATCAACGGTAAAATCCCCTTTCACGATCAGCGGTTTTCCCTTCCAGCCTAACGCCAGTGACAGCACAGCACCACGGCGAGGCAGTTCAAGCAGACCGTCCGCGTCGTCCAGCTCCAGATCAAGCCGGTCAGCCTCAAAGCCACGGTTGTCGGTATGGGTCAGGGCAATAAGTCTGGGCGCAAGGTTTTGTGTGATATCCCGGTCTTTTATCATCACCCGGTAAGCGGGGATACATTCGCTACCGGCAAACATGGTCATATCTGTCATGACAGTAAATCCCCCAGACTGCTGACCGCGTTGTCCTTAAGCTGGGCCAGTTGCCCTGACAGGTCGCCCAGCATCTGACTGAGCGACTCATCCATACGCTTCAGCGTCACGGTAAATTCAATTTTTCTCGGTGAACCGTCGCTGAAAAACTCGCTTTCCGTTCGCCCGATATTCTCAATCACAAACATGCCGTAAATGGTCCCGTTGCCTTTCAGCAACGGCCAGCCCTTGCCGGTTTCCGCCATCAGTTCCAACATCTGCATGGACAGTCGCCCGCCGGTGATGGCTGGCATCAGGATCCCGGACAGGGTTATCACATCGCTGTCCGGCCCCAGAAACTGAAGCGACGGGCGCAGGCCCACGCGGTTGTTGCTGGCGTGTCGCCACTGCTGTTGAAGCTGCAACTGCTGGAATGGCACTGTTTTGAGCATGAAAACAAACAGGCCCAGAGTCATCATCATGGTTAAAAATCCCCTCTGTCACTGAAGCTACTGCGGCGACCAGCGGCGCGCTGGCGTTCTCTGGCGTCGAGCTGGCGCATAACCTCCGACACCACGTCCTGCGCGCTCTGGCCCGGTGCCTGGTGAATGTTGATTTCATATTTCGCCGGACCGGATGAAACAGACACTTCACCGCCGCGCAATCCGGCTGACGGCTGAAGATATTCCGCAACCGGCAGGCTTAGCGGATGAAGGGGTTTCGCGGCAACTGGCTGTGACAGGCTGCCGAACGCCATCGCGGTAGCGGCAGCCAGCGCTGCAGTACGCCGACGGCTCATGATATTGACTGGCCCGTTAATCAGCTCCGGGCCATTCTCCCCGACAATGCCCATTTTACCGGCAGGGAGGAAGCCACCTGAATCGTACATGCCAACATCATAACCACTCACAGTAAAATTTCGGGCCTGCTCGTTACCGTATTTCAAATAAGCATTCCCGGTTACCTTACCGGCATCAGGCATTTTTTTAGACTCATCACTGACAAGGCCCATCAAATCCAGAAGGTATGAGACGCCGGATTTAAGCGACTCAAGAGGACTCATTACGAGCGCCAGACCATCTGCTAACGCCTGGCCGAAACGTTTGCCCATATCTGCCGCATTGCTCAGCTCATCAGAGGTGAATTTCACAGGGGAAAGCAAATCGGTGAATGACTTCCATAGTCCTTTCACTGTTTGTTCTATCCAGGTGAATACGGGGCGTAAGGGTTCGAATGCTTCCTTAACTGGCCCGGCTGCCGCCTGAAATCCTTCCACCATCCCGGATAAAAATGCCGTGATGGGCTGCCAGTATTTCCAGACAACCAGCGCGACGGCAGACAGCGCCATAATGACCAGACCCACGGGACTTAGCAGCGCACCCAGCAATCCGCCGGTTGCCATTAATGCCGTACGCAGAAGCGCCAGCGGGGAGGTGACAAGCGCCAGCAGAATATTACCGAAGCGGCTTACCGCCGTACCGAGCGCCCCGAAACCTGCCGTTGCCAGCCCGGCCACATGACCCCGCAGGGTAGACAGCGTTGCGACCGGGTTACGGAACGCGGAAACCAGCGCGCCGCCTGCGTTCTCTGCCTGCTCTTTGAGATAATTGAGCACCCCGTTGCGCAGCGCATCCAGTATGCCGCCTTCCTCGTCGTCTTCACCGAACCCGGACAGCGCTTCCCGGATGCGCTCTATCACGGACGCCGCATCGGTATTCTGAAGGCTTGCCAGAAATGCACGGATCCCGCCACCGGCACCTGCAAGACCCGGAGCCAGACGCGTAATTATTGCTGCCAGTCCGCCGAACCCCGGAAGCAGGCGCGACAGCGCGCCACCTCCCAGCAAGCTAAAACCGTAACGCATGATTGCCAGCGGCCCCAGAATGGCAGCAACGGCAAGCCCCAGCGTTCCCAGCGTTGCAGTAACTATTGCGAAACCGGCGACCACCTTAAAAATCGCAGATGTTAGTTTCGGGTGTTGCTGAACAAACTGATTGAGACGGTTTGCCAAATTGCCGAGCCAGTCAGCCAGTTGTTTCATTTCAGGTGCAACGGTCGCGCCTATCGTAGCTAATGCGTTGGTAAAGGAGCCGGTCGCCGCTTCCCAGCGGTTACCAAGCGTTTTAAGCTGGGAATCAACACGTTCACGCAGGGATGCCTGCGCCTGCAATTTCTCTTCCGCATCACGGTAGCCCTCCATTCCTTTATCAATCATGATATTCAGAACCTGGAGGGTTTCCGCATCATCTCCAAAGATGCCTTTCAGGGTGGCGAGCCGCATTTCTGTAGAAACATTTTTTAGCTTCAGCAACTGTTGATAAAGCGACTCAAGCCCCGCAAATTCGCCTTTCCCATCACTGAAAGAGAGTCGGATTTTATAACCTGCGGCCTTAAGATCGTCATTAGCCCCCGTTACTTTATCCTTGTTCATGGCAGCCTGGAAAACCTTGCGGTAAGCGTTTCCTGCTGACTCACCTGCCATGCCTGTCTGGTCGGCCATTACAAGCAACGGCGCAAAAACTTTTGCCGCTTCCAGCCCTTTAACTTTGAGAATGGACATAGCACTGGAAATTTTTGCATAACCGTTAAGCATGTTATTCGGGTCAACACCGGCATAGAAACCTTTCTGGATCACATCCATCAGGCCCATCATGTCTTTTTCTGTCGTCCCGGTGGCGTCCTGTAGTTTTGCTGCAAATTCTGCGGCTTCTGTCGCGGGTAGCTTCAGTTGTACGCCGAGATATGCCGTAGCCTCACCAAGGCCATTAAGGATCGTTGTTGCTGACATTCCCTGACGGCGAAGCATCGTCATCATGTTTTGAAAATCTGCCGTAGTGCCGGGCAGGCGGTCACCGAGCTGAAGCGCCAGCTTATTTATTTGCTCATATTCAGGCAGCACCTTTGCGCCCGGAGCCATCATAGAAGCCGCCAGTTGGGTCGCTGCCTCTTCCGATTCTGAGTACGCCCTGACTGGAGCCATTAGCGGCATGGCGGTCGCCACACCTGTCGCTATCATTCCCGCCCCGGTAGTGGCAATTTCATTACGCAATGCTCTTGAACGCTGAAGCGTTGCGCTGGCAGCATTGGCGCGCCGCTGTTGTTCCCCGACGCGCTTCAGCCTTGCTTCCTGCTCCCGAAGTTCATCGTTATAGCGGGCCGTTTCCCGGCGGATTTTTTCTGTGGCACCGGTGCCGTCTTTGGCTGAAATGCCAAGCCGGTACAACTCCGCCCGGACCCGGCTTAGCTGCGCGGTTTCTTCCTGCTGTTTTTTCTCCAGGCGTGACACGGCCCGCCACTGGTCTTCCAGAGCTTTAGTCTGTTTCTTTGTCGGGTTTTCCATCCCCGCCATTTCGCGGGTCATCATCTGGGCGCGCAGACGCGCCTGCGCCAGATCTGCACCGGTCTGTTTTAAGGACTGTTGCAGGGTGCGGAACCCGTCGAGCTTCGCGCCAGCCTGGTCTAGCTGTTTCAGGGCATCACGGGATTTTTTGATGGCGGCGGCCAGTTCCTGAGAACCGGCACGCGCATCCTTAAACGGGCGGGTGAGCTTATCAACGGCATTTAATACAACCTGCAAGCGCAGGTTACGGTCACTCATCGGCGGCCCCACTTCGTAAAATGGCTTTGTGCCGCCACTCCAGCAGTTCTGTCAGCGACATATCGCCGGTTACATCGGGCGGCCAGTGAAAGATCGTGGCGATATCGGCAATTAAGTCATCAACAGTTAATTTGTCGGGAAACCGGCAGTTGCCGACTTCGGTAACAAAAAACTGACCAGCTCCACGGATAACTGCAACAGATCGCCCGGCTCCAGGGTAAGCACTTCCTCGCGGGTTAGTGACGGCGTGGTGACGCGTGGCAGCACCACCATCATGCTGTCCACGTCCATTTCCATCAGTGACTGCAAGCGGGTGCCGCGCAGCGCGCCGGACTGCGGCTTGCGCACAGTGATGGTTTCAATAGTCTGTTTCCCGCGCTGGATCGGACAGTCCAGGGTGACGGTTGCGGTGTTGCGTGGTTCGGTGCCGGTGGTTTCGGTTTCTTTGGTCATGATGTTTTCCGTTCAGATAAAGGAATACGGGCGCGTTAAACACGCCCGGAAGAATTACAGGCCAAGCGCAGCGCGGTGCGCTTCAAGCATATCCACGCCGCCGACTTTCCAGACCATGTTCACCGTGTCCACTTCATACAGCTCCTCACCATTGATGGTGAGTTTTACGTAAGTGTTGGTGCAGGTCACTTTGGTGGTTGAGCTGTCGCCCTGCTTGTGTTCACCGGAATCCAGCTCCTTGTAGCGACCACGGGTAACCAGTTCCAGCGCGTAAACTTCTGCGGTGTCGTCACGTTGTAAGGATTCAGCAAAACGCAACTGAACACCGTCCACAGTGGGCGTCGCCATCTGCTTGAACAGCTGGATTTCAGTACCACCGATAGTGAATTCCGTATCCAGCGCGCCATCGTCCAGGCCCAGACTGATATCCACCGAACCCGGCATACCGCCGCCCCGGTACTTCTCCATTTTCTCCGTCAGTTTTGGCAGGGTGACGGACTCAACCAGGCCGATCCAGTTCTGACCGGCATTAAACAGATTCAGGTATTTAACCTTGCGTGGCAGTGCCATAACGTCCCCTTAGGATTTAAGCTGGCTGGCAAAATCGACCAGATAACGGTCAGTGATACGCTGGCGGAACATCAGGTTTTCCAGCGGCGGGACCGGGGTGTAGTCATAGTCCAGCCACAGTTTCCCGGCCTTGATGGTGTCCTTATTGTTCACGCTGTCGTCAAACCAGCAGTCCCCGCCCAGCAGATAACCCTGGCTGACCAGTGAGCGCATTTTGGCTTTTACGCCTTCGATAATGTCGCGGGCCAGTGACGGGGTCAGCGTCATGTCATTCGCCCACATGTGAGCCTCTGCCATGGTATCTGCCAGAACCTGCGCGGTGCGGGTGTAGCATTCGAACTGGAAAAGCGGGTCATCACTCAGGGAGCGGGAACCCCAGAAGCGAAAACCATCAGAGCGGATAAGCGTGGTGATATCGTTTTTATTCAGCAGGCCCGCGTCGGTTGCCGGATCCTGCAAGTCCCAAAATACATCAGCGGAAATCCCGGTGACGCCATTTACTGCGACGTTGGAAAGCGACTTGTGCCAGCCGGTGTCACTGTCAATTTTGGCGCGCAGGCCCAGCGCACGGGCGGTGGCGTACATCGTCTGTTCGGCATTTGTCACCGTGTCCCAGCCGGTAAAATCAGGCCAGATCAACATACCTTCACGCTGGCCGAAGTTGGCACGGTAATCGATACATTCCTGCACGGTTTTACAGCCATAGGCAGCCAGATACGCAAAGCCGCGCAGGGACTGCGCCACGCTCAACAGCTCAGACGCCACCGCCTGTGTGTCATGACCGGGAACACCCAGAATGCGGGGTTTCACGCCGAGCTGGTTATTGGCGGTAAGCAGCGCTTTCATGCCGGTGCGTTTGCCCTGGGCAGTCACGCCGCCGATGATATTCGACGTGGTTTCCGCTTCGGTCTCGCCCTGTTCAACGCGCACCACAACGGTGACGGGTTTGGACTGATCGGCAATGGCATCCAGTGAACGGGCGAGGGTGCCGGTTTCGCCTGCTTTCCCGGACGCTGTGACCACGTCAGTAATAAGCACCGGCGTGTTAAGCGGAAATGCTGCCGCGTCGGCGTCGTCTGCCGTGCAGACCATCCCGACAACAGCGGTACTGACGGTACGAATGGTGCGCGTTCCTTCATTGACTTCCAGAACGCGGACACCGTGGTGATAATCTTCAGCCATCTGGCGGACCTCCTGAGTGGATTCCGCCCTATGGTGAATTGATTATGTCGCGCGCACAGCTTCGCGCCGTTGTGCTGTTACTGGCACAATATGCCAGTTTCGAGCGCTGCCAGTTCCTTTTCTATTCGCCCGCATGAAATATCGAAGTATTGCTGGCTCATTTCGATACCGGTGAACCTGCAACCCCGGAGCAGTGCAGCGACTCCCGTCGAAGCGCTTCCCATAAATGGATCCAGAATATTTCCCCCCGGCATCACCGGCGCGATAAGTTTTTCCATCAGCTCAACCGGTTTTCCTGTCATGTGTAGTTTCTGAGACGGAATAATCCGCTGGGTAAAAAGCCCCGGCCATGGGCCACCATGCTGACATTTCGGAAGCTGTCCGTTACTTCCCCAGACCACATATTCACACTGATGGCGAAAATATCCGGTATGCGGCGCACGGCTTGAAAGCGTCTTATCCCACGGAACAAGCCCACGCCACACAAAGCCCCCTGCCTGAAAAACATCGGTCAGTGTCGGGAGCTGCCGCCAGTCGGTGAACACCATGGCGTAACCTCCCGGAACGACAAGCCGGTTTACCTGACTTAACCACTGCGTCATCCAGAACGCCCATGACCGCGTATCACGGTTATCACCAAAAAATTCATGATAATGTGTGCTGTTAACGTATTTTTCTGAAGGCTTTGCCACGCGATCACTTCGGGTCATGCCACCACTTGAATAGGGCGGGTCAGTCACCACCGCATCAAATTGTTCGCCGATACCACTCAGAATTTCCAGACTATCTCCGCAATATAACGTCGCCGGACCAATAACCGCCTTCTGCATAATCATTTCTCATTTATGTGCCTGTTTTCAGGTTACAAAAACAATAACTACTGGTCATTTATACAGCCATGTTTCATGATTCAGACAATGCGTAATTTGCGGGAAACTTCCGGTAAAGACTGGAAAGACCAACATCAAAAATCAGGGCGACACGCTGACGAGATTCACCGGCAGCAATCAGCCGACCGGCTTGCGCCCACTGATCCGCTGTTAATTTCGGGCGGCGGCCACCGATACGCCCCTGCGCACGGGCAGCTTCAAGCCCGGCGCGGGTACGTTCGACGATTAACTCGCGCTCCATTTCCGCCAGCGCGCCCATGACATGAAAGAAAAATCGCCCCATCGGCGTGGATGTATCAATGCTGTCGGTGAGACTTCGAAAATTAATACCCCGCTGTCGTAGTTCTTCAATAAGGATAACCAGGTGGCGCATACTTCGCCCCAGCCGATCCAGCTTCCAGACGATAAGCGTGTCACCGCAGGCCAACACTTTCAGGAGCTTCTTTAATCCGGGTCTTTCTGACGTTTTGCCGCTTATTTTATCTTCAAAAATCAGCTCACATCCTGCGCACTCAAGTGCATTTTTCTGTAATGCGGTGTTCTGGTCATTTGTTGACACCCTTACATAGCCAACCAGCATTTTAATCATCCCTCATCCGTTGAATTTCAACTGTGCATTGTATCGAGCACGGTCATTCATGACGGTACTGCAGCGGATTTTCATGCATGGCCAACCTGATCAGAAATGGCATTAAGCGAAACAAGATTCCAATAAACCTTGGTTTTAGCACATTAACGACAACCTCATATCCGTCCCGAATCTCGTTACTGGGATGGAAAATTATGTTCGGGATTGCCACGGCATCCAGCACGCCTGGAGCAGCAAAAGTCATCACGTTTCCTGAAGCTTTTAAAGCAGAGGCACCGGTACTGATTTTGTCGCCAAATAACGCGTCCACAGCAGCAACTGTGGCCTGGTATGACAATCAGACCAAGACGGGATTTAACCTGCGCTGCAACGAGGCTGTCTCATGTACCTGGCTCGCAATTGGTTAAGGGGAATATATGTACGCAAAATGGGTAGGAACTGATGGCCGCTTTGCTTTCAGCGGCACAGATAATGGCGGTGTTGAGATATCGGAGGCTGATTATTCAGCGCTTTTTGCCGCACAGCAGGCGGGGAAAGTTATTGCTAATGACGGCCAGGGTAATCCGGTAGCAATAGATGAACCCGCGCCAACTGAGGCTGAATTGCAAAGCGCAGCCGTATATCAGAAACAGCGGTTGCTGGATTCAGCACTGCAAGTAACGAGCATCTGGCAGTCCGAGTTACTGCTTGGCTCCATCAGTGACACTGATAAAGCGTCGTTGACAGCCTGGATTGCATACGTCAAAGCGGTGCAGGCAGTCGATACAACAAAACTGCCCGTCACCTGGCCTACGCAGCCGGTACAGTAGGCCAGGCAATATTCGGCGCAGTGCTGATATCAAGGGCCGTCACTGCGTCGATGTAATCCAGCGTGATGTCTAGCCTGAGCTGCTCCGCATCTGTTAGCGCTCTTCCTGCCCGCAGTTTCAGGCTGATGACAGAAATAGACTGGAGCGCTTCATCAATTCTGTTCTGTTTTTCCTGCTCAGCAGCAGCGACATATTGCTCATGTGTTGGGGCTGGCCTGTCAATCAGAACAGGCCAGCCATCAACATCTGAACTGATGATTTTCCCTCCAGCCTGACCGGCCATCAACTCACGCCATTTATCCTCAGTCACATTAACTGCATCTGTTGGGATTTCGGTGTGAAATCCTGTTAAATAAAATCCGTTTGTTTCAGCGCTGTATTGGTACATGTTATTTTCCTATCACAAAATATGACGCAGTTACTGTCCCCTGCAAATCTTTGCCTTTATTGAGCGCAATTAACGATGTTTTATTGGCTAAATTCGCGGCCGGGACATACAGCGTAATTCCGTCAACGGCCCCGGCTGTTTTGTCATTCATTGAAGTAAAAACCTGAAACGCCCGTTCTTTGAACGCGATAGGATATCCAGCCCCCAGATTCCCCTGGTCTCCAGTTAACGTACCCCACTGCAAGATCAGCCCTCCGGGCCAAATCAGATAACCCTCACGCGCGACGGATTGTCCAAAACCAAGGTTATTGAGAAACGCCGCTACGTCTGGAATATCCGCCCCGTTGCGGGCTTTATCCATTTTTTTTGCAAGCTCTGTCGTCATGGTCGCCGCGAAGTTGGGATCGTCACCCAGCGCGGCGGCCAGTTCATTCAGTGTGTCCAGTGCAGCCGGTGAGGAATCCACCAGGGCAGCCAGCGCAGCTTTTACATAAGCAGTGGTGGCAATCTGCGTGTTGTTGACAGTCTGCGCCGCCGTCGGGGCCGTTGGCGTTCCGGTAAACGCCGGGCTTGCCAGCAGTGCGGCCACTGCCGCTTTCACAAATGCTGTGGTCGCGAGCTGTGTATTGTTAACGGTTTGCGCTGCCGTCGGTGCTGTCGGCGTTCCCGTCAGTGCCGGGCTTGTCAGCGGCGCTTTTGCGGCCAGCAAGTTTGTCATGGTTGTGGCGAAGTTCGGATCGTTACCCAGCGCGGCGGCCAGTTCGTTCAGCGTGTCCATTGCCGCCGGTGAGGAATCAATCAGCGCTGTGATGGCCGCTTTCACAAATGCCGTGGTCGCGAGCTGGGTGTCGTTTGACGTCTGCGCCGCCGTCGGGGCGGTGGGTTTACCGGTAAGCGCCGGGTTTGCCAGCGGGGCATAATCCGCCACGACCAGTTTCACGTGCGCCGTGGTGGCAAGTTTGGTTGTGTTGTCCGTTTTAGCCGGTGTCGGCGCGGTTGGCGTCCCGGTCAGGGCTGGTGAGGCTTTCGGTGCATACTGGTTATGCGGGTTAGCGGAGGCCAGATGCGCGGCCATCAGCTCATCGGCATACGCCTTAACCTCAATTGTGCGATCATCAACGTACTTCCGGGTCGCCAGCACCACCGACGGGTCAATTTTCAGGGTGATGGCATCAGTGTTCGACACGATCAGAATCATGCGGATGGTCTGGGTACGCCCGCTGCCTTCCTGTAACTGCGGCTTGTAGGTTTCCGGGCAGTTTGCCACCGCAATCAGCGTCCCGTCCTTATCGTACAGACCGATAGTGCGGATCCAGAAACCGCCCTCATTTTCCGGGATAACCTGTTCAGCAATAATCTGGCCGGGGTTTGCCGGGTCAATGCTCAGCATGTTAATCGGGGCGCGCCGCTGTTCGCCGACAATGGCGGTCTGACTGGCGTCCGGTGTCGGCAGCACACCGCCGCCATCGCCCACGGCCATGGTGGTAATTTCCAGTTTCGTTCCCAGCGCCATGGCGTTCGCCAGCTTCGCGGCACCCAGCGTGGTCAGGATTGCATAATATTTTGCCGTCATGGATTTACGCTCATCTCGTCAATCAAATGGATGGCAGCGCCGGACACTGCCGGGCCGCCCACGCTGATAGCTTCAGCAAAGTACGGATATACGGTCAGCTCATCGCCCTGATAGCTGGCCGCGCCGGTGATAACGCTGCCGGTGGTCTGCAAGTTAATGGACAGGCCAACCAGATGGCGGCTGACCGGCTTTGCGCCCGCTATCAGCCGCTCAAGTTCCTGATAGGTTTCTTCCGTGATGCCCTGATCCTGAACGCCAATATCCAGGCGAAAGGTTCCCGGCGTTTCACCGGACTGCCACCACTCGATCACCCGGATAAGAAAGCCGAACGGCTCCACCACACGGCGCACGGCGGCAATCGTACCTTTCTGGCGGTGGATGAAATACGCATCACGCACCACCTGGCGTTTCACCGCTTCCGGCCAGGCTTCATCCCAGCGGTCAACCGAGAATGACCAGGCAAGCCAGGGCAGCAGGTGTTCCGGGCAGGTGTCGGGACTCCATAGTTCGCGCAACGGCACCGGAACAGTGCTGATATCGCCGCAGGCTTCAGCAAGACGACGCTCCAGCGCGGACGATCCCGGCGGCAACAGGCTATTCATTGGCATCCCCGGCAATGGTGATATCTGTGGCGGTGCAGTATCCCGACTGTGACTTATCCATCAGCACATCGGCTGCAGGTTCCAGCAGCTCCACCCAGTCCACCCCGGCCACACGCAGTACCGCCTTGTAGTTATCGCGCCGGATACTGCGCGCCAGCTTCTTTTGCTCAAGCAGATAGGCAGCAAGATTGTTCTTCGCTGCCGCGAGACAGGGACCGGCCACCACGCCATCAAAGAGGTGCAGCTTTGCCGCCACCCGGTATTCGGTGATCGCAGCGGACTGAACAGTCAGTCGGTCACCCAGCGGGCGGATGGTTTCGGCGCTCAGTTTGCTGGCTACAATATCCAACAGCGCCTGGCTGGCCTGCCCGTTACCCTCATGGGACAGCACGGTCACCACCACCGCAGCGGGTGACGGGCTGACCGTGGATGCATCTGCTACCCGCCCGTCAGCGCTGCGGGCGTGAAAGTTATACGCCGCCTCAGGCCCCGCCACGGATAAACCCTCGAACGCTTCCGGCGCGCGCTGGCGTAAATCCTCGTCGCTTTCCATGACCGCCGGAACCGGCGGAACGGCGGTTTCATCCGCTGGCGTGACGACCAGACGCTGCACGTTAAAGTTGGCGACCAGGTTGTCCAGGTCTACGCCGCCGGAACGGGCAATAATGACCGCCTGCACTGCTTCATTGATGCGCTGACGCAGCAGAATTTCCCGGTAGCAGTTTTCCTGAAGGATTTTCAGTTGTGGTTCGGATTCCAGTTCAAGCGCGCTGGCAACCGCGTCCTGCAATTCAGCAGGGTAAAGTGATACCAGACGCGCCTTGCGCGCAGTAAGCAGTGCTTCAAAATCCGGCACATCAATAATTTGCGGCGCGGGCAGGGATGAAAGATCAACGGCACTCATAAATTATTCCCCATCGGAACACTTAAGCTCACAGCGGAACCGTTATCACGATAGCCGCTAAGCTCCACGACCATTTCACCGTCCATGGTGGTTTCCAGCGTGACGCTGTCTAACCGGATACGCGGTTCCCAGCGGTTAAGCGCGCTGTAGGTTGCCGCCATTACCCTGAGTTTTGTCGCCGGGTTCATCGGATCATCAATCAGCGATAAAAACAGCGAGCCATAATCCCGTCGATAAATCCGGGAACCGACGGGGGTGGTCAGAATGTCCCGCACGGACTGGCGAATATGATCGATATCCGTGATGGCTTCGCCGGTCCGCTGATTCATCCCCATGTACATCATCAGACTGGCCCGCCCGTGTTAGCGCCGCCCTTCATTACGCCGGTGTGCGCGTGAGCATCCAGAACAACACCATTGGAAGACAATGCGCCGCCGCTCTGGGTAACTTCACCCTCGATCACCGTCTGGTCCGCTTTGATGTCCAGCAACGCGGTTTTAATGGCAATGCTTTGCGGCGCATCAAAAATGATGCTGGCCCCGGCTTTTACCAGGTAACGCCCGGTTTCCGGCTCATACTCAATCCAGCCCCCGTCCGGGAACGCGGTCACCGTCGCGTCCTCTGAAGTGGATGGCGGCGGGCAGGCATCGGAATAGATGCCAGGCAGAACAAACGCCGTGGTTAACTCGCCGCCCACTGCCAGTACCAGAACCTGTTCACCCACGGACGGCTTCCACCATGTGCGGGATTTACCGGCGCGCAGGGTCAGCCAGTTAAGCCAGTTGGTTTCGAGATCGCCGGTCTGGACCCGACACTGCCAGTTTTCCGCGTCCACGTCTGTCACCACACCCTTTCTGATGAGGTTCAGTAGCAGGCGGTATAGTTCGGCAAGGCTGAATTCTGTTTTCATAACATCAGTTTTCCATTGTTGCCGCGTGGCGATTAGTCCCGGCTGTTGTTTCAGGCACCAGACAATCAGCGCGCCAGATGCTCGATAATGAGTTCTCTGATCAGTTCTTCAGATGCGTCAGTTATGCCCAGCAGTTCACGCCGTGCATACGTCACCTGCGGCCCCCCTGGCCTCACCCGGTCACGCAGTCCGTAGTGGTGAACGCGGGCTATACGCAGCGCCCTGGCATCAAACCCCACCTCAGCCGCGCTGGCCGTCACGCGGGTTTTCATATACCGCACGGTGCGCAGTTTGCTGAACATCTGGCGGCGTACGCGGCCTTTTTTGGCGCGGCCCGATACCCGGCGCGGCTCGTAGGCGCTCCCGTCCGGGTTTTTCTGCATCCTGATATTCTGTTGTTGTTGTTGCCTGATTTTTGTTGCGACATCCCGCAACAGTTTTCGCCGCTGCGCCGGTTCAAGCTGGGCTATCAGCGCATCCAGCCACCCTTCAATTTCTTTAAAGTCAGCCATGGCGGATCCAGTAGCTGTCTTCCGGGTTTTCTGGTTCTGGTACGGCTTCCACCGTTGCTACCCCGTTATCAACCGTCACAATGACGCGCTCCGTCAGCGCCAGATAAAGGGCGATATCGCAGAGACCGTTATTCAGGATATCCACCTCAAACCGGAACAGCTTTTCCCGTAGCTCAGGGTTATTTATCGCATCGGGCTGATGAATCGTGAGCCAGTTGCAGACGACGGCCATCAGCAGATTCGGATCCCCGGCGTAATCGGTTACCACCACATTCAGGGTGTAGCGATATTCCCAGCCAGGGGCCGGAACCCCGGTACTGACCACCGTTCCTTCATCCACAAACAGATGCAGGGCATCGGGGTTTTTCTTCAGAACGTCCAGCCCGTCACTGATGGCCTGGCGCAGGGAATCGGGCTTTTTCACTGAGTTTCTCCTGACAGTCCACGATCACATCCACCTTCGCGGCACACAGCCCCCAGGCGGTTTCCGCTGTTTCTTTGGCTTCCAGCAGTTCACCGTTGGTTGTCGGGTTGCTTGCCGGAAGCTGGCAGCGGGTCACCGCCGGACAGGAAAGCGTGATAACCTGTGCCGCCGGTAAGGGCGGGGCGGTTTTGCAGGCGGATAACATCAGCAGGCAAAGGAGCATCAGCCCAGCGCGCATTTTCTTCACTTCCACGGATCACCCCCTTAATCATTGCCTGACGTTCTGTGGCCGCCGCGTGAATGGCTTCCGTGTTGCGCTGTAGACTGGCCTGAAAGGCGTCATTCATCCGGGCCACCATATCCACGGCCAGGAGCTGGCCGCTTTTGTCGCTCAGCTTTTCAGACAGGGCCGCAATGTCCCGGTCACGGCTGCGGATAGCCTGATGCGCCTCATTCAGCCGCCAGCCCATAAAGGCCAGCAGGCCAGCCAGCGCCGCCAGAACCACCACTACGCCACGGTGCATGGTGCATCCGCCATCAGCTGACGATAAACCGAGGCTGTAAACCGGAATGCCACAGCGCAGAACAGATAAACAATTGCCACTACCAGCCAGCCCGCGTTAATCAGACAGACCACGATCCCGGCAAACATTGCCCAGGACCACCACCGGCGCAGCGGGGATATCTCCGGGTTAAAAATGGCGCGTACCGCCTTCAGCGCCTGCGATTCCGCATCCGGGACCTTGCCCTTTTCAAACACGTACCAGATAACATGGCCCGCCATGCCGGTTGCCATTGCCGCAAGGCACAGCGCGCAGCCCAGCCAGGCCCACGCCACCACAAAATTCACTGCCACGCTTTCCGGTTTCATCAAGCCCGCGATCAGCATCAGCGTCAGCACCACATCCAGCACAAAAGAAATCACTTTACGTTTCATGGATTCACTCCTTTTAAGCACCACGCCTTTTCCCGCGCGCGGCGGTTTTCAAGCCCGTTGTTTTTCACTCCGTTGACGTAGACCCAGCGCGACAGCTGATCACACGCCTGCCACCACTGGTGCCGTTTGATAAACGACACCATCGTGGAGCGGCACACCGCGCCGGTGCCGACGTTAAACGCCAGGCTGACCAGTGCGTCATACACCTGCGGCGGCATGTCCACCGGCGCGCAGACGGCCAGCGCCTTTTCCACCCGTAACACGTCGCTGACGAGATTCGCGGCCACCTGATGCTCGTTAAGGGTTTTCCCCGGCACGACGCCTTCGGTATGTCCGATCCCGTTAGTCCAGACACCGGCGGCGCAGCGGTACGGCGTGAGACGGCAACCCTCATAATCGGCAATCAGCGCCAGCCCCTGCGGCGAGGTTTTCAGCAACTGGAACTGCGGCAGCGTGGCGGCAATCGCCAGCACCACGCCAATCACACAGCGTTTAACGATTTGCGCGTTCATACTCCTCCCGACTGATCGCCCCGGCGGCCAGTAACTGGTAGGTTTTGCGCCGGTAATACCAGGACAGCGCGAACGCCGCCACACCCAGCACCATGGCAAGCACCGTTCCCAGATCCTGAAGCGAGAAATCACCCAGCCAGGCCAGAAACAGCGCGATGAAATATGTCAGCGCCGACATCATCCGCTCAATACTCATCATCACTCCCAGAGTTGAATGGTCCGGGCGACAGCCGCAGGCACCTGTTCGGGCAGTTCAATTTCCAGCCCGTGCGGCAGGATCGGCCCCCGCTCCGCGAGTCCGGGGTTGGCATTCAGGACGGCTTCCGTCATGCCCTGCGAGCGCCGGTAATAACGCCAGCAGATGGCGTCAACCGTGTCATTCTGTTGCGCCCGGACTTTCATCAGATAAGCTCCACCGTCATATGCGGTAAGTCCTGAACACGGGAAATGGCCCAGCGGGCATCCCGCATCAGTTCGTCCGCCGTTTGTGCATACTCATCCGCTTTTTTTTTGCCTTCACCGGTGGCGTCAAAGTCCCGGTAACGTTCAACCAGATTGGCTTTCGCCCAGCAGAACACCGCACGGCGGTACAGCATCACCCGCTGGCTTTCACCGTCGATACTCTCCGCCGGTACGCTGTTTAAATCCGCGCATCCCCTGGCCTGTTGTTTCTCGCGAAACTCGTAGAGGTCGGCATTCACTTCGGCCATGGCGGTCAGCAGTGCCTGGCGCAGCCGTTCCGGGGTGACCGTGCCGTCAGTGCGCATGTCCTGGCGGAATTTCGACAGACTGATCTCAGGCCAGAAAGGCGTGTTGGTGATGGTGTCCTGCGCGCCGTCCTTCACCGGCTCCGGTGAAACGAATTTCATATTCATTCCGTTACTCCCAAAAGTTGGGCGGTGGACGGGGTTTTGATGCGGCTTACAGCCTGTCGCCACCCCGTGCCGCCCCGCGCGTTGGCACGATTCGTCAGCCGCTTGCGGCCTTTCGCAACCGGGATTCCAGTTGCTTGATGTCGGTTTTCACACCGCTGTTGTTGTCCAGTTGCAGGGCGCGTTTAAGATGGTTCAGCGCGGCGACGGCCTGATCGTTATCCCGCAGGGCATAGCCCAGCGCCTTGTGAAGACGGGCGCGGGACTGATCCGGCATATCGTGGGATTCGACCAGCGCCAGCGCCTGCGTCAGCAGCGCGGCGTTGAAGGTGCCGCCATCCGCAAAGGCGCGCATCGCGGCATCGGCAAACTCTTCAGCAACAGCCGTTGCCGTGGTGCGGTTGAAACGCTGCGGCATCACCCAGCCATGCTTCAGGGCATGGCGGGCGATATCCAGCGCGCCGGTGTAGTCACCGGCATCAATGCGCCAGATCATCAGGTACATCGCCACGTCGTCCTGCGGTGCGGAATCCGCTTCCAGCAACCCGGCAATCCACCCGGCATAGAGCGGCAGAAATTCCCGTTTCAGCTCGCACTTACGCTCGGTTGACTGGATCCCCTTCAGGCGGCGGCGGTGTTCGGTGAGCTGCAACAACATCATGTTGTAGCCGCTCGCCCCGCTGTGGCTGCCACCCTCGCGGGCGGCCTCCTTAGCCTGGATATACTGCGTGTGGGCGCGGAAAGGGTTCATGGTCACGCCCCGGTGCCGCCTGCGGCGTTCTGACCATCGATCACGCCCTGAACCGCAGCCGCGACCAGCGCCTGGATGTTGTCGGCAGTCAGCGCGCCGGATGAACCATTACCCTGAGCGGCCAGCATCTCGATGTTTTCAATCAGGCAAACGCCGTCGTAATCCTCGACCACATAGGCTTCATTGACGGACTCAAAATTCTCCACGCGGTCACGCTTCGGATTGTCGATAACCGAGCGGCGGCGGGTGCCGTCCTGCCAGTAGATGGACAGGTTATCCAGGCGGGTGATCAGCATGGCGTTCGCAGGGAAGAACGGAACGCGCACGGCGGCCAGGTTGCCGATGCGTTTCTGGCTGATGATGAGGTCCGCCGCCAGCGTTTCCGAGTTGGGCTGGTCGCGGTTCACAATCGGGAAATACTTGTCAGCCAGCAGCGAGCGGCCACATACCACCACCAGTTCGGTGTCTTCCTGATACCACGGCGCAATTTTTTCACTCACTGCGCCCAGCACCAGTGCGTCCAGGTTTGCGAAGTCACCACCGGTTCCGATGCGGATTTTCGGGGAGATCACCTGACCTTCGCTGACGATTTTATCCAGTACCTGCACCGGCGCTTCCTGGCGAATTTTCTCCAGCCAGCCGATGTTGACGTCCTGCAACAGCGGGTAGGTTTCCCGGTTGGAGGTCTTTTCACGCTTCACGCCGTTAAAGCCGATCATGATGCGGTCCAGTGCCTGGCGAAGAACAATCGCATCGCGGATGCGGGTCTGGAAGTCCTGGAATTTGGCCCACAGGTCCAGCTTTGAATACGGCAGTGCCGTGTCGTAGTTGGTCTGGGTACATTTGTACCCTTCGCCGTCGATATAGGTCGGATCGGTGGGTTCGCGCTCTTTCTGGGTGGTGTCGGTGGTTCCGGCAATGGAGGCACCGATACCCAGCCCCAGACGCTCGCCGGACTGCTCATCCACCGGGATGATGTTGATTTTTTGCAGGAAGCCGGATGACTCCTGAATTTTGGTTTCCAGCGTCTGCGCGACGGATGGCTCAGCGGTGTACTTCGATGCAATATCCGACACGGCGACGCCGTTCAGCGTCGCGAGCTGGGTCAGATACGCATTGAATTTAAAGCGGGTGGTTTTTTTCATTGTGCTGTAACTCCGTCAGCAGTTGGTGAGTTGTTCAGCGCTGCCGTTCCCGCCGGTGCCTGTCGGGCGGCGGTCGCTGCGGCTGTCTTCAGCGGAAAGTTTTTCGCGCAGGCTGACCAGCTCCGCACGACCGGATTCAATGGTCTGTTGCATTTCATCCAGGCGGGCGGAAAACCCGGTCTGCGCGGTGCCGATCCCGTCCACGGTGGCGGACAGGGTCTGGTGCTCCTGCGCCACCGCTTCCACTGCCTGATGCACGTCGGCAAACTTCGCCTTATCGTCAGCGGATTTACGGGTCAGCAGCTCTTTAACGCGGGTGAAGAGATTCGGCTTTTCTTCCGGCTCGTCTTCAAATTCGATGAGGGTTTCTTCAGCAGCCGTAAACAGGTTACCGGCGGCCAGTTTGCGATTGGCGAGCGGACTGTTTGCCGCGCCTGCGCTGAACTGCAACATTTCAGTGCCGAGGCTTGCCGGATCGTCAGTGACCGCCAGGCCAACCAGATAGGCTTCGCCGCTGTCCGCAAAGCTGACGTTCACTTCCATGGACGTGAACAGCTTCTGCATTTTGCCGGTCATGGCGACCAGATCGTCCGTCGGGGAAATCCAGGCATACAGCGCCATTTTTCCCGCCAGTTTGCCGTCGGTGATTTCTTCAGCTTCCAGGCGGTCAACCTTCCCGAAGCGGCGGAACGGGCTGTCCGGCGTGAAACCCTTGATGTGCTCGACATTAATCAGGGCGGTGTAAACCTGCGGATCGTAATTCGCGGCCATCTGGGTCAGCCAGTCGCGCTCGATATTGCGCCCGTCCGTGGTGGCACCTTCCACCCCGACACGAAAACGCTTTGCTTTTTTTGCCATGTTTCCGGCTCCGGTTAGTTCATAACGACGTGTGAGCCTTTATGGTTGCGGGGTGCGGACGGCGAAACAACGCGGCGGCATTGTGCCGGAAATGGCACAACAGCCAGAAGCGGAGAAGACGCGCGCGGGGCCGTAGTCTGGCGGCATGAATACGACGCCCATCAGTTCAGACCTCGACCCGCGAAAACAGGCCATGTTCCTGTATTTCAGTGGGATCCGTATCGCCCGCATTGCTGAAATGCTGGGAGAGAAACCCGCGACCGTTCACAGCTGGAAAAAGCGTGACAAGTGGGCTGACATAGGCCCACTGGATCAGATGCAGCTCACCACGGCGGCGCGCTACTGCCAGCTCGTCATGAAGGAGCAGAAGGAAGGGAAGGATTACAAGGAAATTGATTTACTGTCCCGCCAGGCGGTGCAGCAGGCGCGCATCGGGAAATTTAACAACGGCGGCAATGAAGCCGACCTGAACCCGAAAGTAGCCAACCGTAACAAAGGCCCGCGCAAGCCGCCGGAAAAGAATGTGTTTTCCGACGAGCAGATCGAGAAGCTGGAAGAGATTTTCCACGGCTCCGCGTTTGACTACCAGCGGCAGTGGTGGGAGGCGGGCAAAATTCACCGCATACGCAACCTGCTTAAATCCCGACAGATTGGCGCGACGTTTTATTTTGCCCGCGAGGCGCTGATTGATGCGCTTATCACCGGGCGCAACCAGATTTTTCTTTCCGCCAGTAAGGCACAGGCCCACGTTTTCAAACAGTACATCATTGAGTTTGCCCGCGAGGTGGAAGTCGAACTGAAGGGCGACCCGATGACACTCAGCAACGGGGCCACGCTGTATTTTCTGGGGACCAATGCCCGCACCGCCCAGAGTTATCACGGCAACCTGTACCTGGATGAATATTTCTGGATCCCGAAATTCCAGGAACTGCGCAAGGTCGCCTCCGGGATGGCGCTACATAAAAAATGGCGTCAGACCTATTTTTCAACCCCGTCCAGCCTGACCCACAGCGCGTACCCGTTCTGGTCCGGCGCGCTGTTCAACAAGGGCCGCGCCAAAGCAGACCGGGTGGAGATCGACCTTTCTCACGCCCACCTGTCACCCGGCGCGCTCTGCCCGGACGGCCAGTTTCGCCAGATTGTCACCATTGAAGACGCGGTGCGCGGCGGCTGTAACCTGTTCGACCTCGATCAGCTCAGCCTGGAATACAGCCCGGACGAATTCCAGAACCTGCTGATGTGCCAGTTTGTGGATGACCTGGCGTCGGTGTTCCCACTGGCGCTGATGCAGGCCTGTATGGTGGACAGCTGGGAAGTGTGGGACGACTTCGAACCGCTGATGATCCGCCCGTTTGGCTGGCGTCAGGTCTGGATTGGTTACGACCCGGCAAAGGGAACCCAGAACGGCGACAGCGCCGGGTGCGTGGTTATCGCGCCGCCGGATGTGCCGGGCGGCAAGTTCCGCATTCTTGAACGTCATCAGTGGCGCGGCATGGACTTCCGCGCCCAGGCGAAGGCCATCGAAGAACTGACGAAAAAATACAACGTGACCTATATCGGCATCGACTCCACCGGCGTGGGCGATGGCGTTTATAAGTCCGTTAAGCAGTTTTTCCCGGCGGCCCGCGAGTTTGTTTACAACCCGAACGTGAAAAACGCCTTGGTCCTGAAGGCATACGACATTATCAGCCACCGCCGTCTGGAATATGACGCGGGCCTGACCGATATCGCGCAGTCATTTATGGCCATCCGCCGCGCCACCACGGCCAGCGGCAATCGTCCGACCTATGAAGCCAGCCGCAGCGAGGAAGCCAGCCACGCAGATTTGGCCTGGGCAACCATGCATGCGCTGTTCAATGAACCGCTGGAAGGCACCACCGTTAACAACAGCAATATCGTGGAGATTTTTTAATGGGTAATCGCAAAAACCGCAAAGCGCCGGGCAGCCAGCAGGTAAAAATGACGGAACAATCCGGCGGCGCACATGCGGAGGCGTTTTCATTCGGTGAGCCGGTTCCCGTTCTGGACCGGCGTGAACTGATGGATTATCTGGAATGCGTTCAGGTGGATCGGTGGTATGAGCCACCTATCAGCCTGGACGGGCTGGCGCGCACGTTCCGGGCAGCCCCCCACCACAGCAGTGCAATTTACGTAAAGCGCAACATCCTGACGAGTACGTTTATCCCGCATCGCTGGCTGTCAAAGCAGGCTTTTTCCCGGTTCGCTCTGGACTTCCTAACTTTTGGTAACAGCTACCTTGAGCAGCGCGTTAACCGGCTGGGCCAGACGTTGAGCCTTGAGCCATCGCTGGCGAAATTTACCCGGCGCGGTACGGACCTTGATACCTACTGGTTTGTGCAGTACGGCTACAACAAGGATCCGTACCAGTTTGACGCGGGCCGCGTGTTTCACCTGATGGAGCCGGATTTGAACCAGGAGATTTACGGCCTGCCGGAATACCTGTCCGCCATCCCGTCAACCCTGCTTAACGAGTCGGCCACACTGTTTCGCCGTAAGTATTACCTGAACGGCTCACACGCGGGATTCATCATGTACATGAGCGACCCGGCAGCGAACCAGCAGGATGTGGATAATATCCGCGAGGCGCTGAAAAAATCGAAAGGGCCGGGCAACTTCCGCAACCTGTTTATGTACAGCCCGAATGACCTGCCCCCAGGATTAGATACAACCTTCAGTTAG